TCGTCTCCCAAGATTGTTTCCAACTTTGTGATGCCTGATCTGGATAACATGTCCTTGAGCGGCTTGATCATCTCGCGCACGTCTTGATTTGGGTCAGTTAGAGACGCTTTGGTTTCAGCCATGATTTCGTCAACATAGCTTCGCACGCCTTGCTTCAAAGCAGAGACTTCAGACGCGGGCATATCTTTCATCGCCTGCTCCATGTCATACCGTGAAACCTTGTTGCCATTAAAGGCGTCCACGCCTGTTTGGAGTGCGTCGCGAATGCCGATAACGTCGCCGGCCAACTCACGCGCCTCACTGTATTCTGGCACAATACCGTCAGTAGTTTTACGAATTTTGGCGGCAAGCGCCTTGGCAGTTCGCTTGTCTTCGGGTGCCGCAGTTGGGCTGACGTTATTCAAGGCTCGCGTCATGTAGTCGATTTGACGGACATCGGGCAGCACCTCAAAGCCAGCCACGTTTCCAGCATCGTCGATCTGAGCCATGATTTGCGCTGATGGCTGACCCTCTCGGCGCATTAGCTTTTCTGCGTTGCGGATGATGTCAACGTCTACACGCTTTAGCAGGCTCTCTAGCTCCCTGCCTGCGTCACCAGAGTAGTCAACCGCCACCTCATATGCGGCATCATACAGCTCACCACGTTGGCCCGCTGTAGACTGCATCAAGGCGTCCTCGACAGCCTGCGCTGCCTGCGGCCCTCCAAGCGTGTCGTCGAGCAGCTCGTTAAATTGTGTTCCCGCCTTACCGGCGACTTCGTCAATGTTCTGGCGAGCAATCGCTGCGCCTTCGCTAGTGGATGACGCCGCCAAGTCCAACAAGTTGCGTGTCGCTGGGCCTTGCATTCCAAGTGACGCGTACTGCCCAGCACGCTGCATTGCTTCCTCTGCAACTGGTGCATCCATACGTGATGCTTGGCTAAGTAAATCAAGAGCCTCGCCTTTTGTGCCCAGCTCCTGTGCAATTTTGCGAGCGTCTTTAGTCGCAAGACGCGACCCGATTGCACCTGCGCCTGCGCCCACTAATGGCCCAAGAGGCCCAAACAGTGCGCCAAACCCGCCGCCAAATTTTGCTCCCTCTTCGGCGCTCTTATATCGGTCCGCCGTAGTTTGGCCTTCGCCTGATCCGTAAACAGCGCCCTCAAGCGCGCCTGCGCCTGCGCCGAGACCCGCACCGGCTACGACGCGAGGCAATAAAGACGTTCCTAATGGGGCAGTGGCAACGGCAGGCGCTGCAACAGCCCCAGCTAATCCGGTGCCCAGTCCCACCCCTGCGCGTGAAGCCATGACTGTTTTTGGCGCTAAAATCTCGCGAGCCTCTTGAGCTGCACGCGTCGCGCTTGCGGCGTCCTCACCAAACAAGCCGCCAACAGCCTCATCGAAATAAGATCCGATAAAGGGAACACCCTTCAATGCGCTTGCGCCACGCGCCGCAAGTTCGCCAGTCTGGTCAACAATGCTTTCTGCAAATCCACGCTTGGATACGCTACCTGCGTCACCGCCAGCAGCGCGTATTTCAGCAATGCGTTTCGGATCGCTAGTGGCGTATCCGCTGTTGACGTAGCTCTCCCTGCCAGTCTCATCATTTTTAACAATGCGACCACCATCCTCAAACTTGTCGATTATTGACGTACCAGACGGTGCCTGCGGGCCTAAAGCCTGCATTTGAGAAATTAGCTGCCTAGCTCTTGCATTGTCACCCTTATCAAAGGCAAGCTGCGCTAGTTTCTTTAGTTCGGCTGCGGTTAATGGCTCTGACATTTTTAATCCCGTCCTATTGCTGTGCGCTCTTCCGGTGTTAAATCACCAGCCCCCACAGTTCCGGTTGAAACAATCACTTCACCAGACGTCGCCCAAGTTGGCACTTCGCCAAAAAGCCCCACCATAACGCGGTCCAGAGCTTCAGGCTGATTTGTGTCGCGATAAGCAGCGCGTATTGCGTTCTGGTATCTGTTTTGAATTTTTGTCAAATCTTTGATGACTGCATCTTGGCTTTGACCTAGGTTGATCTGCGCAATTTCACTCTCAAGCAGAGCAAGTTCGGCTTCTGAAACTGAGCCAAGTGATGCGCCGGTGGCTTTTAAGTTTTTCAGCGCATCCAAAGCCATGTTTGACCTCAGTGTGTCTACGTCAATCCTAGCCTCTGCCGCCTTAGATGTTGGGACAAGCGAGAATAACGTCCCCAACAACCCAGTGACGTTTGGATTGTCCCTAACTGTGGCTATTAGGTCAGACACTGTCTCTATGCCAGCCGCCGTAGACTTTAAAGTGTTTTGCTCGCCTTTCTCAATAGCAGCAAGACGCTCCGCCTCTGCCTGCATCTGCTGAAGCATCGGGATCATGCTCTGACCCGCTGGCCCCATTGTAGCAATTTGTCGAGCAAGCATTGTAGCCGCTTGGCGGTACTCTTCCGCAGTCTGAGGTTGACTTGCGCCAGACGTCGGTCCAGTGCCACCCAATGCCCTCTGAATAAGTTGGCTTTGCGCCAGTGCAGCAGTGCGCTTGCGCTCCATGTCAGCGCGTTCTGTTATGTCTTTCATAACGCTTCGCACAGCGGTTCCCTCTTTGCCCTGCAAGGCAAAGCCGGCATCTTTCAATGCGGCAAATCCCATCATGGTGCGCTGGCCGCGTGACAGGCTCTCAAACGGGTCTTGTGGCACAGGATTAAGAAGTCCCGCCAAATCTTGCTGACTGTTGACCATCGGTGCCGCTGCTGCCGCAACCTGTGGTGCTGACGCAACCTGCGATACAGGTGCTGCTGCGCCTGTTGACGTCTGTAAGCTAAGCGTCGCAGCGTCTGGCTCCAAGCCTAGTAAAGCCCTGTCAGCAGGATTTGCAATATCACCTGCCTTTGCGTTCGGTATGCCAAAGCGGTCGATGTCGTCTTGTGTTAGTGCGTATGCCATTTTCCGCTCCTACTTAAATATTCCAAAGCCCTGCGGCCCCATGCCCATGCCGAATGAACCGGCTGCACTAAGGTAATTGCCCATTCCGCCGGAGGACGTCATGCCGGAGCTTGAGCCTGAACCGATTGTTGTGCCGTACCCAGTCGGGATGCCTGACGCTGCGCTCAGCAGAGCGTTTAATCCTGACAGCGGGAAGTCTTGCTCGCGTGCAAATTCGCTGAACATCTGGTCCAAGCGTGCCTGATCCATAGACCGTGCTGTTTCGCCTGCCTGCATCTGGGTGCCAAGAACCGCCTTCTGCGCCTCCAAGCCTTGACCGGCTGTTGCGCCTAGACCGCCAGCACCTGTTGCACGAATGCCCGCCGCCTGCATCTGCGCCTGCTGATTGGCCAAATTGGCTTGCTGCTGGAGCTGCGCCTGCTGAGTTGCAAACTGATTGCGCGATGCAATGTCGCTCTGAGCTGCGTTCTGCGCGTTCATGAAGCCTTGCTGCATTTGGTTGGTCACAAGGTCCGATGCCTGCTGGCCGTAAGCCTTGCGCGTCTCAGCCTCTGCGATGCCCTGACGCGATCCGCCAAAGGCGTTTGCCGCTGTCGCCTGTGCGCCAAGCTGATTGAGCGCCTGCTCTTGAGCGCCGCCCAGTGTGCGCAGGCTCGCGTCAATTACGTTCTGCTGATATGGCGACATATACTGGCCAAGGTTTGCATCTGAAAGCTGGCCCGCTGCGCCAAGGTTTGCTGCGGTTGCCTGCTGGCCCTGAAAGCTGCCTAGATCGCCATAAATGTCAGACGCTTGTCCGTATTGCTCTGCGCCAGCGTTCAAGCCGCCGTAACCCTCAAGGGCACGCTGCTGTAGAGGCGTCATGCCTGCGATGCGTTCGCCTTCGTATGGCGTAAACTCTCGTTCAGCAATCGCCGTTGCACGCGGCAATATCTGCTGGCGCAGGAAGTCCTCTTGGAATTGAGGCATCGACTGCGTTGACGTCGACTGCTCAGTTACGTTTGTTGTTTCTTTAGAACCCATCAGCTCAACTCCATCACATAGTGTGTGTAGACTTCACGGAATGGTGAGTTGTCCACGTATTTCTCAAAGCCTTTTCGGCCATCGGCCTCTAAGGCGTGAAGATCGGCATCTTGCGCAATCTTTGATAAAACTTTTATCGCATCATCCATCCACTGACCCATTCGGCTTCCGCCCATAAATTCAATCTTCAGGGTGTCTCTCTGAGGGTGCCGCACGACGCATGTAGTGAGCGCCGCAACCAACTTGTCCTCGACGTGAACGACCCACATGATCGCGCCGCCATCTCTTATGTCATCCTCGATGTCATCCAAGCTGACATTGTCAGACTGACGCAACACCGCCGGCTTAATTAATGCCATCCCTTGTGGCAAAAATTCGTCGTAGTCATCCCGCAATACAGGCAAGACCGTAACGCGCGGCTCTGGGTGCAACTTTACAACATTATCTGGCAAATTGACAGCCCTGCAATCCGTCATGCGTGAACCCTCGTGATTGCAATGGTTGACGCCGGTGCAGCGGGCGAGAATGACGTGGCAGCGGTGGCATTGAGGAAGCCGCTTGTGCTGTCCACAGCCCACATTGCCTCAAGGTAGTCGCCGGCACTGACGTCGAACATCGCCGTACGGCTAACGACCAGCACAGCCCCGTTCTGGTGCAGTGCATTCACCATCGTCGAACCTGAAACGTCAGAGCCGTTGATCCGTGGCCAAAAATAGAAGTTCACAGTGCTAGACGATGTAGACGCGATCTGCGCAGAAAACGACACCATATATTGACCGGCCTCGTCGAAAACGATGCGCGATGCAGGCGTGCCGTTCGCAACGCGATCCGCAACGCTCGACGTGTACGTCAAGGCATATGCGGTGTCACTCGATGCCGCAGTCTGATCTGCGGTAATGCCGCCAGCATAATGGCCACCGGACACGACGATCTGACGCCACTCGCCACCCTTAGACACGACTGGGTATTGTTCCTCACGGTCCCACATAAGCGTGGCATCGTCAGCAGCACTTTCGTCGCCTGTCTGCTGTACGAGTGCCGAACGCACTTGGGAAAGGTATTGCGTAAGCCTGCGCGCCCAAGTTTGCCAGTCGTTGCCTGATGGCTCTGGTGCGCGATATTGCTGCGTCATCGTTTGCCGCCCTGCACAACGTCGATGCGGTTGATGCCCACGCGCCAGTCAGCCAGTCGAGCGCCAGAAATCCGCATGCGTATCTGTCGGCCAGTAAACCGCATTGCGACGGCGTTGGACATATCAAACGGCCCATAGCTGCGCTCTGTCCCATTGGGATAGAAGCGCGTCTTGAATGTTGCCGTAACGTCGCCCTGTGTGCGCTCGTCTGGCAACATCTGCGTGACGGACGCGACCGCCTCGCCCGTGCCGATAATGATGGGGCCAGTTTCCGCAAATGGCGTCAGTGAGCCGTAATCGAAGCCGACTTCATGCTCGTAAATTTTCTTGTCGTCTGCGTCTGCCCAGATTGGCAACGGAAACGCGCCGTGATCAACGCCGGCTGTGCGTGCGAGGTCTCCGGTGTACCAAGTGCCCTCGGCGTAGTTGTAGGCAACGTAGCGGTCGTTTTCTGTCGATCCGCTAGACGGGTAGAACCAGAATATTTCGCCATACGTTGAGTTGGCCACAGCGAAGGTCTTGCTGATCTGTGCGCGGTTGATGTCGCTGAATATGTAGTCTGCAACGTCGCACTTGATTTCCTGCGCAGCGCCGCCTGAGTAGCCAAAGAAGCTGTGCGTGCCCATCCAGAACGCGCCGATGTCAACGACAGCCGCAGCATTGGGTGCCACTAGTCCGCAGCTCGTTCCGACCCTTTCAATTCCATAAACATACGCCGGTCCAATGTAGTTGGCAGCATGGGCGTCTGTCGATGTCAGGATCAGCGTCTGGCCTCTAACATTTAGCCCCGACATAATTATGCCGGACGTGTTTAGCTGCAAGTCACCAGCTTCATTCGTGGCAGCGGGTGCCCACAAGTTGTTGTTCTCGCGGTCGCTCCACTGGACCTTTCGCGGGTCTCCCCCAGCCCCCAAACACATGAGAAAACGCTCTTCTGTGACAATGATGGCCTTGTTGTCGGTAGGGGCATTTGTCAGAACAGCCGCCGCACCGCCGACAGTCGGGTTCCACTCGTAAACCTTGCCGTCGTCTTGTGAGCATGCGATGAGGTTTTGCCCAAAGTTGCTCATTGACCATGTTGTGGCAGGCAGAATGCGGGCTGTGTCTGGACGAGCCACGCCGTAAGCGTAGCTTCCGTAGAAGTTGCCGCCGTATCCGGTGAACGCCGCAGCGTCCTCACGGCCTGCGCTGAACCCAGCGGGCGTAATGTCTACGCGGGTGCCTGCGGAGTTCCAAGTGTAAAGTTTGTTATACGTTCCGCCGACAATGTGCCGGTCGCCGACATTGTCTGGCCACGCAATCATGCCCCTGATCTTAGCGTCCGCTGCGGTGTCTGAGCGCTTGCGCCAGCCGCGAAACGGGCGGATTGTGCCCTCGGTCCATCGAACCAAGTTGGCGTCGCGCCAGCGTCCTTGCGATTGAAGGTCAGTGCCGTTGCGAAAAACACCAGCAGGCAAGTCAAGGGGAATTAATGGCATATCGTCCTCAAGGTGTTAATCTGAAGGGACTATAGCACACTCCACTTCAAATCAGCAACCCAAACGGATAACGGGTGCCGCCTGCGCAGTCGTGTGGCGCAGGCGGTGTTCTTTACGGCTTAGTCGGCCATGTAATGTTAGTTGGAAAACCAGCTTGGTCCGTGATGTCACGCAGTGCCTGACGATATGCTGTCTGCTCTGCTGTCATCGTGCGGTCTGATGTAGCCCACCAATCGGTTAAAGTTAACAGGCCAGAACGATGTTCCTTCGCCTCCATAGACGATGCTTCCGCAGAAACGGCTGCATCGTCATAGTTTATGACAGTATCGTTTGCATCATAAGCAGTACCGTCATCTATATAAAAAGTTTCTGGGTGTATTTTTTGGATAGCTTTAATCTTGAACAAACTCATCCTGCAATCTCCATAGCTGTAAAGTAAAGCGAAGCGCCCGTAGAGCAGACTGTTGTAGTACAACCTGAAGTTCTTACATAAAATCGGTAATTTATACTGGACGTTGAACTAGGTGAGTCTAGTACACACAAAGAAATAGGTTTGGCCGTTTGGTATACATAAGCTGAACTAACACCCAGCCCACCAAAATCGGCTGAAGAACCTTGTATTTTCGTAGTATTACGATGGATCGCCGCCTGAGGTGCGCCGCCGTATTCAGCGCTGATGTCCCCACCCATTACTGTGATAAGGATTTTACTGCTTGTGCTAGAAGGTGTAATGCTGACGTTATGATTTGTAGCCCTTACCCAGTCAGTACTAGAAGAAAAAGCATAGTAGGTGTTCGAACTTGATTGAACCACTTGTAGAACCTTACCACCAACACCAGCAGCACCAATAGCCGCCGCAGTAGTAGCATCAACAGACGCAATGTTTTTAAGTTGACGCGCAGAGCTTATAACCTCGGAGCTTCCAACACTAAGTGACGTGATGTTTGGAGATGCAGTCAGGTTTACTGTAACGCCGCCGCTTGTTCCACCGCCTGTCAGGTTTGTACCAGCAGTGACGCCCGTGATGTCGCCCACGCCTTTAGCATTTAACTGCGTCTGTATGTTGCTAGTCACACCATCGACGTAGTTTAACTCGGTGGCTGAAGCGTTTACGCCCAAATCTGACAGCGTGGATACCGCATTGTTTAACTGCGTCTGAATGTTAGAAGTCACACCATCGACGTAGTTTAACTCGGCGGCTGATGCCGTCACAGCGGTGCCACCGATCTTTAGCGTTGACAAGTTCGGCGCAATCGCCGTCGTCCCGTCAAGCAAGTTGTCGATGGTGTCGAGGTTGGTGTTGGACTTAGTCCCCCATGTGTCCTCGCTTGCGCCCACCTCCGGCTTTACTAAGCCATAGGTTGTAGTTGTTGTATCAGCCATTATGCTGCCCTCTCTAAGTGATCAGCTTGAACCCAAGTTGTCGTAGGCTCGGCTGTGTTAGTCCATGTGTCGGATGGCTCTATTGATGCAATCCATTTGTAATCTGCACCCAAGGACGTCGCAAATGCAATATCTTTGGCTACAGATACAAGCCTTACCCTGCTATAAGCTACTTGCGGCAAAAATGAAATGGCTGTGAATGAGCTTCCAGTAAGTGCCGTAAAAGCTCTGCAAGAAGTAGATGTCGAAATCGACGCTACGGATGGTGACTGCCTAACAGAGACAGCCGAACAAGACGCGGACACCGCAACACTTGCGGAAGCGCTGCAATTATACGTTTTGTGGTTTTCACCATAAATAAACGTGCCATATGTGCCTAGTCCAAAACCAGTGCGGAACCCATTGAACACTGAATACTGAATTGCAGACACTGAGGCGATGCCGCCCAAAGAAGCCGCTGACGCAGCGTCCGCAACTCTAACTGCGGTCGGATTTGATGCAACGGTAGAGGTAGATGCTGACGCACTTGCATCCTGATACACAGAATACGTCACAGCAGATAACGACGAACCTACGCCAATTGATGCAGACGATAACGCGCTGACAACCTTTACCGCACTTGCAGTTGCCGCAGTGCCGGTCGAAGCGCTCAGCCCAACATTGCCAACAGATACGGCATTGGCGGAAGCTGACACCCCAAATGACGTGGAAGCCGCACCCTGCGTTGTCTCAGGAACCCCAAATGCACCAGAACCAAATTCGCCTGTACCATATGTTGAGCGCAGAGCCATTAGCTCGCAGTTATGTCAAAGTCGCCTGCGGGAACGCGGAAAACATCGCCGACGTTAATTGCCTTTGCAACGCTCAGCGCAGAATGCACCACCATGCTACCTCCCGTAGAAGCGTCGATCACGCCCACATGAGTAATGGTTCCCCATCCCGAACCCGTCGCCGCAGGAAATTCCACCGCGCCAGAGTTGCTGGCTACATCGCCGGCAACAGTAAACGTGACTGCGGTGCGCGTGTAGCCATTACCCGAAACCTCAGTGCCAGCAGCGCCTGTGTCTGTTGGGTCTGAAGTGAATAACCCCAAATACCAAGCTGTCGGTCGCGTGACGCTGTCTGCTGTTAGCAGGTACTTTAGTGATATTGTTTCAAATGCGTTTGTCAAAGACATACTGTTTCTCCGATTGGAAGTATTTGTGTGCGAACATACACGATAGGGTCAAGAAAAGCTAGTCAGCTTCATACGTGGTGACGTAACCGAAAAGCGGGTAGCGTCAGACGCTTGCTGCAACGATTGCTGCGCGTTCTGGTACAGTCCGGCCCAGACTGGGATGCGGGCATCCTCTTTGAGAAACGGAGCCGATTGCAGTAGCGCTGCATAGAGGTAAATGTCGGGGTTGCTGCTGAGCAGCCAGTTGGTCTGGTTGGCTGCGGTCAGCTTGGGGATTTCAGCGTAATATGTGAGCTGCATGTCATATGACGCGTCAGGCGTGGGAACGACCTCGATGGTGTCACCTACGTGCGCGTAATAGTTTGGACGACCAGCCGTGTTGTTGCTTTCCTCGGTGTACTTGAGGATGTCGTCAACAGTTATGCTTGCGAGGCGGTGCGTGGTGCCGCCAATAAGCGTGAAGCGCATCGTCTCAAGCCAATCAGCCGGAAGCTGAACATAGCTGGTGTCAAGGACAGCGTCAGCGCGCGTGATCATCTTGTGGTGGCGTATCTTGCGATTTAGGTCGCTCTCCGCATACTCGATAAAGTCGGGGATCGTGTCCACAAGGTCATCTCGATTGAGCCAGTTGGCGATGCTCGCCTTTAGGCCATCATATGTTGTTATGCTCACAGCGTGCCCGCCCTTGTTCTGAATACTCGGTTGTCGCTGTCATTCATCCACTTTTTCAAGGCTTTTGGATCGTCAGCTATACCCTTGCGTTTCAGCTCATAGTACACTGAAAGCGGGATCGTGGCCACCTTATTAAGGTCGCCATGTTTGTTCGGTGTGTCGTTGTACTGACGCTTGTTCGCCTCAACGATAGCGGAGACATTCTGCTGTGTCTCAACAACGTATTCGCCATTTCCTTTGACGTGCCAGTATTTCGTAATGCCGGTAGCATCGTCTTGGCTAAAAATTCTTTTCACAGTTACCCTCCAAAAGTGATCGGGGCGACCGAAGCCGCCCCGTCATAACTTATGATGTAGTCAAGTCGAACACACCAGCGTGTGCCTGCTCGTTCAAGACCTTTAGGCCAAACTCTGCTAGGACCATACGCTTCTCTGCGTCGCCAGTCTTCGCAAGTTCAACTTGCTGGATTGGACGCAAGAAGCATACAGACGCGTACTCAGGGTCAAGCAAGAACGCGTCACGCTCACGCATGAAGCGGTTTGGTGTCACAGAAAGTGTACCAAAATCAGATAGATAGACGTCAGCAGCGCCGATGATGGTTGTTGGACCATCGGAAGGTGCTTGGTAACGCTGAGCCGCAATACCTGCGAAGCCTGATACAACAGTTTTGTTGTGTGGACCGACCATCAAGATTGATGGCTGACCGCCTGCTGTGTACGCTTTCTGCATTGCGTCTTTGACCATTGCTTCTGTCAAATCGCGCTGCGTGCCATCTGTCCGTCCGTCGGAGCCATCTCCAGTGGGGGAAGCGCCGTCGCCAGCAAGGTTATCGTTGGTTGCGATCCATGCACCCAAACCGGCAGTTTCGCGTGCAGTTGAAGAGTTGCCAGCAACTTGAGCGTTGTTATCTGTCAACGTGGCTTCGATGTCACGGCGTAGCTCTTTGCCGCGTTTCGCAAGCTGGTATGCCAACTCATCGTTTCTGCCTGCCAAGTCTTGTGATGACAAGTTGTCAGCAACAACTGTTGTGCGGCGAAGGATGTGCGTATAGTTGCCCACGCGTGTTGTGGCAGATGTTGCATCGAATGATGAAACGTCGTCGCCGTCGATTACAGCCGCTGTAGAAGTTGCTGCAAGCGTGTCTGTATTCCACTCAAAATACGTGTTGGACACGTTTTCAGAGCCGATGTTTGACTGCAAGGGCACTTCTTCTGGTGACACGTTTGAGATGATGTCTGAAAGACTTTCTTTAATGCCAGCGGCATTAAAAGAGGTGAATGTATTTGCTACGATAGCCATGATGGCCTCCTAAAGTAGAGATTTGATTGCAGCCGCAGCATCATTGACACGGCCACTTTGACGTACGCGCTGTAGCGCTTGTTGTTGCTCGCCCTTGGGTCTCGGCTGTGTCGCTCGGCTTCCGCTCTTCAATGTCTTGGACGCTTGCTGTTTCGGCTTCTGTTTCGCCGTCTTCGCACGCGTTTGTCCGCGATCATATAGCATTGCCTTACGCGCTAGTTTCACAAGCGTTGCATTGGTCAAGCCGCTAATGTCTTGCTCGCTGAAACCTTCCCGAACCAAGAAATTCTTTAAGTCTCCTGCTTCCTTTGCGGCGACTTTTTTGTCACGCCACTCTGGGATAATCTCAGGCAAGACCTCACGCTGCTGTTCAACAAATTGCATCTGCATGTGCTGCACCTTTTGCTGGTGTAGCTGCTGCATCCGCTGCTGTTCAGCGTGTACCGCTTGCAGTTGAGCATCGCGCTCTTCGTTCTGCTTACGCCACTGACGTTCTGCCTTCGCTGCCATCGTAGGGTCTGCATCATACAGAGTGTCCCAGTCTGGCTCCTGTTCGACCGATTGCTCTATCCGCTGCTGTAGTGCTGGCAGCATCTGAGCGTATTGGGCACGCTCTCGATCAATCTCTTCTGCTTGCATCTCCACCTCACGGGTGCGTTCTGCAAGCGCCTGAGTTTTACGAGTATAATCTCTCTGCCGGAGTTGTCCGCGTTTTAGCTCTTCAACGGTAATCTCTTCGCCGTCTACATCGACAGTTGCCGACATAAGGTCAAAGGATGCGTCGTCAAACTCTTCAGCTTCGTCCTCTGCTTCGAGTTCGCCTTCATCATATTCGTCAGATTGCTCTTCTGAATACTCTTCCGGCATTTCGGCTTCGTCCATAGATTGCTCTACGGGTTCAGCCTCAAGCGCATCAGGCTCTGTCACGTTATCCTCTTGAGGCGAGATCATGGCTCTGATTGCATTCTGTGCGGTGTTCAGATCAGTCCCTAGTGGGTTGCTGGTGTCTGACATGCGTCTACTCCCTATTATGCGCTATTTTGACTTTTTTTCAATAGCTGCATTATCCTGCATTGCACGCAGCTTCTGGCCTACCGCCTGAACGCCGCGCAGTTTCATGTAAATGCCCTCGCGGGCTTCACTATCGCTGGATGAGGTTGTCTTAAATTCCTCCCAGCAATCCTGTTCGATCTCGCCCAGAAAGCGGATGAGATCAGTGTCACGTAGAAGACGGGAAGCCTCGTTCCCGTCGTCAATTATTTGCTGCTTAGACTTCACGCGTAGCATCCTTGATTATGTCAGCTTGCGCCTTCATGACTTCGCGGTTGATCGCCATGTCCGACTTGATCTTGGCCACGTTGAGCTGCGTGCCATACTTGGCCTGCATTTCTTCGGCCTTGACGTATAGCTCCGCCTCAAGTTCGTCGCGCTTGCGATCATCGTCCATTACCATCTTTTCACGCCCAAGCTGCAACTCAGCAGCCTTCTTCTGCATGTCCGCCTGTATCTGTTGGATTTGCACCTGTATCAACTGCTCGTTGATGTCGGGCTTATCTTGCGCTGGCGGTGGCTGGAATTGCGCTGGGTCCGCCCAGAATTGCGAGGTGTCCTTGAAACCTGCAAGTTCTGTCATCGCCTTCAGCGTATTGGACAACTTGTTGATGTCGGTTAGCGGGTTCTGTGGACCCATCGTCGCCATCGCCTCTTTCTGCATCTCGCCGATCTGGCGGAGCATCATCATGCGCTCAGTGTCGGAACCTCGGCCCAGAGCCACGTTGATAGTGACGTCCATATTTGAGTTGAATGCGCGTGGGTCGATTGGCACAAATTCGTTGCTCAATCGGACCATGCGCTCGCGATCTTGGTGCGTCGTGATTAAGTGTAGCACGAGTTGATACATGCGCTTGACGCCGGTCTCAGCAAAGATGCGGGCGATCAGCTCAATGTGCTGCTGTGCTGCGCTTACAGTGGCGTTGACCGCAGTTGCGGTAGATGACTGCAAAGCGCCGGCATCAAGCCCAGCAGACGCCTTTGAGATGCCTGTGCGGGCCTCTTTAACCTGATCCATGTATTGCAGGACCGGAAACGCCTCGCGCCCGACGAACGGCATAGACAGTGGCTGCACCTGACCGGCAGAACGCTGGCGAATGATCGCGCCAACCTCTGTGGAAAGAACGTCATCCATGTTGACCATACCCTCGGTCACAGCAATGCGTGGGTGGATGGACATCGCCAAGCTGTCAAGAGTGTTGCGCATGATGGATGACTTGATGCGCTGAATGTCCATGACTGTCTCAGCGACACTGTGACCGAACAAGTCGTGAGCCTCTGGGTCTGGGCACATTGTGGCAAACGGTGCCATTGTGCATGGCTCATTCATGAGGATTTTATTGCCGTCGCCTGCTGTGCAAATTTTGCGCAGTTCAGCGATGCCGTCGCCATCATAATCTACTTTGATGTAGTTCTCGACGTAGAGAACCTTCTTCATCGCAGGGTCGTTGCGCTCATTCATCTCGTTAGACAGCGCCTTGTTGCGCGTGTAGCGCTCGACGTTGGTTGACATGTCTTCGTGCGCGGAGCTTAGCTTTGACACTTCGTCGTAGTCATAACCCATCGCAACAAGCTCTGAGACGGT